TTTTAATTCGCGCTCAGCTTCAAATTTCTTTTGATTCAAGCGACGAGCTTCGTCTGCTTTAAAATTTGTAACAAAAGATCTAAATTCCTCTTCTGTCCGAAGGGGAAATTCTGGGTTAACAAGACGAAAGTACAAACGACGTAAAGCAAGATCTTTCAGCCCAAAAATAAACTCATCGACTGTTTTGGGGTCTGTTGCCATAGACTTTGCTATTTCTTGCTCTTGTTGGTACAAAGCAGGAATATCTGCTTCACTTGGACCCAAAATAGCTTTAATGTCCATAAGACGAAGGTAAGCTCGTATATCATCTAACTTCCAAGAGTGGTTTGGCCTGAAAGCGGGTAATTCTCGTGAACGAATCGCTGAGTCACGAGAGCCTTTCGTTCTGTTATTTTCTCGATTCAAAAACCATTCAGCCGCTTTCTTTTTCAAACGTGTTTGTTGAAAAGCCGGTAAACGCATAATTTCTTTGCCGTAGTTCTTACCTGCTTCTTGTCCGTCCATGGCTACGTAAAAGTCCTGACCAAGATCCATTTCCCGCACAATAGTACGGGGTTCTTTTTTGGGATTTGGTACAGCAACATCTTCCCAAACTTTATATTTGCCATTAAAAGTACGTTGTTTAATCTCGTCGGGAGCGTCAGGATCACCAAGCATATTTGCTATGATAACAAATTCTTGTTCATTGGGCTGGTTAAACACAGTCCCATACCGTTTTTCTGGATCACCAATAAGCTCAATATTTCCTGGGTATTCTGTTAAAAACTGCAAGGCTAAGCTTTCTGAAACCGCACGCTCTGCACCCGCAGGAATAACTTTCAAAGCACCCTCTACAAGTACTGATACATCTCTATTCAAATTGTTTCTAATAATTTGCTGTTTTTGCATTTTTACCTCTAGTAAGTAGTATAACCGCTATCTTCTAATCTGGGCGTGATCCAATCCGCATTCGAGGCGGGGCGTCCACGACTCCAGTATTTAAATAAATCTAAACGCAATTCCTCTTGTTTTTCTTTCCAACCAACTGGAATATTTTGATCAGAAATAAGCCTAAAATCGATAGCAGTCTCCCAGCAAATTAGTTCGTGAAATAGATCTGGAATAAGTACTGGAATATCTGCATCTGCTGTTAGGGTAGCAGGTTTTTTCCAGTAGTAACAACGAATTGTTTTAGTCGAACTCGGGCCCGTGGAGCCCCAAGAAAGTTCATTCGGTTTCGAGTAAAAAATCTCATAAAAATCTGGGCTTTGGCCAACCACTAGCTCAGTGCCGGGTGCCCCAGAAGTAATATCACGAAATTGGTACACAAGCTCTGCTCGTACTGTTGTTGGCAGTGTTTTTGTAATAGAACTACCAGCCCAGGAAAAATCTTCATAATCTAAAATATGAGCCGCATTGCCTTCTTGCAAACCAAGCCTAACAAGTCGCTGGTAGGCATAATTAATAAGTTGGTTTAATCGAGAAGTGGTAATATTTTGGTCGCTTTGCCCATCATTAAAATTTATCAAAAAAGAAGTATAATCACGTATTTCTGAGAATTGCATGATTAAACCAATTTAGCTTTTTTGGGAACTTTTAGGTTAAAAACGTCACCAAAAGACTTTTTACTGTTCTCGGCTTTTTCTATATCTGCTTTGATAAACTTGTAAGCTGTTCTGTCACTAGCATAGTGGTGTTTTCGTCCCTCTTTCCACCAATCTTTGCCAATTTGTGTAGCTAATTCTGTTTTAGTATTATCTAGGTCTTTTATTCTTTCCTGGTGAGTATCAACAATAACCTTAGCAATGGGTTTTGACCAATGACGTAAAGTTAGTAAAAATTTCAAGGAATAAACATCATAGATTGACATCCTTTGTCCATCATAACCAGTATAGCTACTATCAATAGTGGCTACCATCATAGGCACTCTGAACAAAGGATCCCAATCTCTTGCAGAACCGCCAAACCTATTAAAGATAGGGCCATTAGAAGCCTTTACCAATTTAGGCTCGCCAGCCTCCAAAACTGTTGTAACGTCCCAGAACTCTTTAGAAACCATTTTAGGCTCTTCAAAAGTACCGGCATCGCTAACATGAAAAAGCTGAACAACACAAAAAGAACCAGGGTTAAGTTCCTCCTGGTAGGTTTTGTCTCGGCCCAACCAAGCCAAACGGAGTTGGGGATGGAATCGGTAAAGGGCCTGACAGACGTAACTTGGAGGATGCATCCTAACCCTGGTCTCTTAGTTAAACAGGTGTAGTACCGCCACCATTCTGCGTAAACCAAAAAGCATAAACTTCAAACGCTTCATTACCGGCACTCTCTCGCCCAAGATTGATGACACTGGACGACACAGAGCTGACCGAAGCCGATTTACCACCGGGCGCTGAGTTACTAATATTAACATAAGCCACTGCGGGAGCTACACTTTCTCCATGAGAAACCGAGCCCGTAGCCGCATCGGGAGTAACTACAAATTTCTTAACCAAAAACGGCACGTTACAAAGAGCCGTAGTAACTGCTGAATAAGCCATATTATCCTACCTTAAACACGAGCCAGTAATACATACACGTCAGCACTGGGTGTGTTTGCAACTAAAATTTTTAAATCTTCGCCTTTATTAACTTCATACTGTGCAATATCCATCGTTGTTGCGTGGCTCAGGGTACCCGAAGACGCTACAGCCATCGTACTTGAAATTGCCGTAGTATTTCTAGCTAGTTGAACAGTTGCGCCGGCAGATGTCGCACGACCAACCGCCCAGCAATCAAGCACACGTACTTTAAAAGGCATATTTTCTACAATCGTTTGAGTAGCAGTCGCAGCCGAGACCCTTTTTACTTGTATAAAAACACCGGCGCCAAGGGAACTACCCCCCAGATACCCCATTTGTCTGCCACTAATTCCTCGTTTATTGCCCATTTTATTTCCTCGATATTGGGGGGCCGAAACCCCCCACTATCTTTATTCTATTTCAACCATTAGTACATGGTCGACTTGTCTTCATTCAAATCTTCAATTTTTCCGCTGGTGTGGCGATTGATAATGTAATTTTCCGAGATTTCAAGCATTGTCGCAGTATTTACGCCAGCATTGTCCGAACGAAGGAAAATTTCCCCGCCCTGACGACGCCACGAAAGTGGTTGTACTACGCCACGTTTAATCTGAGAAAAATCAACAAAAAACATTCTGTTATACAAAGCATCCGTATCAACAATAATGTCAATCTTGCCCAAAGCCGACTGGAAAGACGACACAGCCATACCCGCAGTTTTATCCGAGGGAGAAATACGAAACTCACCTTCGTACAGTTCTTCAACATTGATCAAAGACCAAGAATTACCCAGAACCTTTAAACCATCCACAGGACGTTCATTGCCCGATTTTTGTTTAATACCAGCCATCATTGCACGGAACAAAAACGGAGTCAAATCCCGTAAAGTTCCACCATTATCAAGAACAAAGCTAGAATAACGTGGAAAATTTGAAACGTTAATATTTTGGAAAGAACTTGCCGCGTCGTCAACTAGCTTATCAAGGCCCGAAACAGCCAAGTTAAGAGAGTTTTGTGAACCATTTGCCCATACAAGTTTGTCACCCGCCGTGGTTCCGCCAGGAACAGACGCTTCGAGTGTTACCGTCGCATAGCCAGCAGCAGTAGGCGCCGAGGCCGTTCGGACAACTTTTACTTGTCCACGGTTTGTCGCCAGGGTCGTATCGTAAACATCAAATGAAGCCTTGTCCCAAAGCATACGAGCATCGTCAACAAGCAACGTAGTACCCGAGGTACCCGTCTGTACTACGCCCATGACACCGGAACCATCCCGGTAATTTACGCCGTTAAAATACTTCAAGGCACCAGTCATTGCGCCTTGAATTTCAGACTCAACAGCGCTAATCGCTGCGTTTTCACCCTTAATAGCTGCAATAGCACCATCAGAAAGTTGGATTTGAGCCGCCAAAAAACGACGTGCGACTTTCGCGGTCTGGTAATCTTGTTTATCAGCGACCGGAAATGCTCCACCGTCGACGGTAAATCCGATTGCCGGAGAACGAGCCGAGTGCACACGCCATTCTCGTGAAGCTCCCGCCCATCGTTCTTCCGAAATCAAATTACGCAATAATGCTTTTTGATTGAGGGTTTGCCCAATCACGTGAAGATAGTTAATGAACGCTAAGTTCGCACTATCGATAGATAGACCTGCCATATTTTATCCTATTATTGTTTTGCGGCGGTTTCTTTAGCTTTATCTAAAAAAGCTCTAAGAAGGGAACCACCCGCTTTTTGTATTTCTTTGTCAGAGGGAAGCCCTAAAGTAGTATTTGTAGTCGCCGTCGAACGGGCTGTAGCCGCTTTCGGAGCCTCTAAAGACTTTTTCACTGCTTCGCCTTTACTTCTTGCTCTAATTTTTACTTTAGCGTCAACATACTGATCTAAAAGTTTTTGAAAGTTTGGAAGAGCTTGTTCTGGATACGTTCCGGTCGCAGCCGCATAAACACTCATTAACTCAGTCAAGGCCGGATACAAGTTAGTTTTATCTTTTTCATCAAAATTAACTAACATTTTCTCAAGAGCCTGGTTTGTCATGTTATCAAACATAAGATGACGCCGCGCTCTTTCTTGTTCGGCTTGCTGTTGCTCGTAAACCCTTTTAAGATTCTCAACTTCTTGCAAGGCTTTTTGAACTTTTTTATCCGCAATAGCCTCTGCTTGTGTAAGCGTTTCTCGTTGAAAACTTGTTAAAGGATCGATTTGCTTCTCTGAGTTGTTATCTCTTGATAATAGTAGTGTTTTTAATTCGTCAATTTGACGGGCAGTTTCTAAACGCTCCTGCTTTGCTCTATTATCATATTCTAAACGTTCCTGCTCTAATTGTCTCTGTAATCGATATTCCGTTGCCCGGGCAATAGCCTCAACTTCATTATTTTTATTAACAAGTTGCTGTATACGCTCGTCCAAACGGCTTCTTTTTACAGGCTTTTCTTCCTCGTTCTCTTCTACTTCTTCTTCCGAAACTTCGTCAGTTTTGCTTTCCAGTTGCTCTTCTTGTTCCTGCTGGGCAACCCCATCCAGCGAATCTCCTAGTTGATCTTTTACCTCTTGCACAGATTCCAAATTGACTAAATCACCAACTAGCGCATCAAAACCCATTTTATCCTCTTTGGTTTAACGTCCCAGTGACGAATGTTATATAGTTAACGTCCACATAACATGACGTATAATAATATAGTGTAATGTATTGTAATGTAGTGTGTCAATAAGAAACAAAATCACATAAATGTTTTGTCATAAATTTCTTTAATCTTATCATGGTTAAAAGACGCTACAAAATATAACCGTTCCTGTAACCTATCCGCATCTTCTACGTTTTCTGGAAAAGCACAGCCACAATGCCTTAGCCCCCAAGCATCATGAACCTTGACGGGTTTCCAGCCACGACCCCCACACTCGAAACACCAAGATTTACCCCAAGAAATAAGACCATCCTCATCGACTGATACAGCATCCGAGCAAAAATAATCTATCTCATCATACTTCCCGACGCTGGGCTTAACTTTCATGGGGTTGTTGGCCACGAACAGCTCCTTCTGCACTAGAATCAGCGGTGCGTAATGTACTATCTGCTTCTTCCTGTAAGCTACTATTTGATGCCATATCAGTACCTAAGTGTCCTGGGTTGTTCGGTGTGCCGCCTGGATTTGTTTGATCGATGCCACCTTCTTGTGGGGACCCAAACATGGGCTGTCCCATAGGCTGTCCGACCATAGCCCAATTTGCGTAAAACATATAAGCATTTACAAGTTGTTCTTCGACATCTGGGCTTGCGTTTCTACCCCTACCCCGTAGAAACTTTAGGAAAACATCCCTAAAAACGGCGGGATCGTCATAGGGCTTGGGCTGAACAGGTTCCCCATTCATAAGCTTTATAGCCATTTCGGTTGCAGCGGCATACTCTGGCGATGTAAAATCCGGCCCAACACCAGGTATTTTTATTTTAGCTAACTGTGTAAATTTTTTGTCATCTAATAGGCCTGTTTTTTTATCGTTCAATATACCAGTACCAACCAAGTCCAAAGCCTGTGTAAGACGTACAGACTTATTTTGACTCAGGCCATCATCAACTTGTAACCGAATATCAAAACCGGGTTTAAAATTAGCTTGCCCCCAAATATATGCCTCAGCGGCATTATCGCGCCCGCCAATAAGCACCATACGATCTTTGTCGTAATATTTTTTAGCAAGCTCAAGCATACCCATGTAAAGCTGTTTCCACTCGCTATAATTACGAGTCATAATTGGAGCAATTTGTTGTGAATTTTCCGCCTCCAAAATTGACATTGCCCGGCCGTTTGGATCCGCTACAGAACGCCCCATTTCCTGATCTGTTACTGACGCGGCGACTTGAATATCTTGACTTAGCTCTGCTCTACGGTTAAAAACCTCGCTCGGTAAAGGTGGGGGCACCAAAAATCTAATTTCCCCCGCCGCCGCATTATATTTCACAACTTGTGAGGTTGTAGCATTGATCTCATCTGAAGCTACACGCGCCATTGCTGGAACAAGTGTTTTAGGACGTACAACTAGCTCACAATACTCACGTACATTTGTTTCATTAGAATCAAGCTCCTTTTGACGGTGATTTGCCTGAACAATAAAACTTTCTCCATGAAAAGTTCTTGGACGTCTCTCAAACCAACCCCAATAAAAGGGAAGCCTGCCTAGGCAATCAAACAAACCAGCTTTTTCTTCTAGTACAAACCTATCTGTAAACCAAATAACCCTCCCGCTAGGATAAGCTTCTGTAGCTTTTTCATGATACTCATAAACACATAAGTGATCGTTGTAAGCAATTTCATTATATTGATTAGACCCCGAAGTGCCTGCATTACTCGCCAAAGAGGTTTCTTCCGAAAAAGAAATAGCCGGGTCTGGGCCAATAAACTGAGCCATTTCTGGAAACTTTTCTCTAGCAGTAGAAACAGCCATAACACTTTTTTTAATAATGTACCGAAACTCCTCTGGTTCAATAACACCAGGCTCGACATATAAATCGTTAATATCAACGTTATCTACCCGAATATCCCCCTCTGACGCAGAAATAAGACGAGGAACATTTTCTATAGCCGACTGATCTGGTATTTCAATCGGTGGTAATGGGGATTGAGGCAAGCCTTCGGACTGTTCTAATAACTGCTGAGCACTAGCCGCTGATGTCTCATCAACGACTTGTGACTCTATATTGTTTGAAGCTGTTGCAAGAATCTCAGATTTACAGTGGGGGCATTCCTCCCCCACCAACTCAATAGCATCTGTATAATTACAAACCGCACAAAAAGAAAGTTTGCGGCCCATAGAGCTATCCCAAGATAGTTGAACTGCTCCGGTGCCAGCATACACAATAGAGCTAATATACTCTTGGTATTTTAACTGCATTTTTTGTGTTTGCTCTAAGAAGGAAAAAAGAGCTTCACAAATTTTTGTGGTATAAATATCGTCTATATCGCCAGTGGGTGGAATTGCCTCGAACGTGGGCCATAACCTAGACATTTTCCCGGCAAGGGAACGAGCTGTAGGAGAAATTTGGTTATTAAAAGAATAAAGCCTTTTTGCGTTTGTAGCAGGAAGCCGCAAAACTTCGTTAGTAAGCTTGTTTCTGTAAAGAAAATAATTACCTTCTAAAAAAGATTTGTTTATTTCACACTGCCTACGGTAACGTAAAGAACATTTAGATGCATGATCAAACATCCTCTTTAGGTTATCATGCAACTTTTTATCTTCTTCGGTTGGCTCGTAATCAAGAACTTTTGTGTAGCCATCAGCAATACCAAAGGGATCTATAGATTCACTTGAAAAAGGCATAGTAATGTACTCTATTCTAGAAAAATTTCTTAGCGTTTAATTCGGACGCTTTCTTCTGGAACATCTCAGCTTGTTCCTTTCTTCTCTTTGCTCTTTCCAAAAGTAATTCTTTTGCTGTTTCCTTTAGCATCTCAGGATCCATTGCATATTGGTTATCACCTTCCGCTAGTTCTTCCTGATCTGGTAAAAGCCCGCCCCCCAATGGCTCATAATTTTTTGCCATTGCCTGATCACTCTCAGAGTTAAGTGCGTCTAATTCTTTTTGGTCTGCTGATAAGAAAGCGTTTTTGTCATAATCATAAGGCATTATTCTAAATCCTCCGCCCGCATAACAGGAATCAAATCATCTACACTTACAAAATTCCCGTTACCAAGATCTATCTTATTATCTTTACTTTTTTTCTTCTGTTCTAGGAAAAAGTTCTTAGTCTCCTGATATTCTAACCCAAGAATTTTCTCTTTATGATCTGCTTCAACCTTTTCGCTTATATTTTTCGAACTCATATACTTTAGCATTTCTTTTTGTAAAGAAAAATTCCTGTATAAAATAAAAAGCATAACGCAAAAAATAAAAAAACTTTGAAACCCAAGTAACCATATCATCTAAAACTCGTCTGAAGTTTGGTTAAAAAGATCATCTGTACTATCCTCTTTCCACTGCTTTTTGAAGTCAGTCCATGTTTGATTATATCCACGGTCATTAGGCTCTATTACTTTCGGTTGTTGTAAGATTGAATAGTCATAAGCTTGGCCCGTAAGAGTGAGGTAAGCAGCAATGACAAGAGACATAACCCTATCGTCGTGACTGCCACCGGCCCCACGATAACGTGGAGTAAGAAGCGCAACGCCGCCGCTTCCAGTTTTCTCTTGCTCAAACGCCACAAGCTCACCAATAGTATCCTTACATTGTATCTTTATCATACCATCTTTTATTGCTTGCTGTAAGGCCGCAACCATACTTGGTTTTGTACTTGCATTAGTTTCTACACCAAAGCGGGCATCCTGCCCAGGATCGGCTATTTCGGCTGGGCGGGAGTCACGGAATATATTCCAATAACCTATTTCATTTTTCAATTTTAGCATTGTTGAGCGGCCAAGACCGCCGGTGAGCTCGATGGCCACGAGAGCGCTGTTGTAATGCACAGCTAGTTTGAAAAGCTCCACTGCGTAATCAAGCGGGTTTATCCAGCCGTGGTACTGCGCAACAAGCGTCATCTTTAGCCGGATGCCGTCGGGTTCCACCTTGAGCACTGAGGCGCATGAGGCGTCGGGGTCCCTACGGGCGCTGGCAGCCAGCCCTGCGGCCGTGTCGGCTCCGATGATGTATTGCCCGCCGGGCACCGGAGCTTCCCACACACGCACAGGACCATCGGATGCGGGTTCCCACGTGACCTCATCATGTGTCATTATGTCTAAGATCTTTTTTCGCTCAAGTCCGTTGTGATCAATCTTGATTGGCATAACATTGCCGCGTTCAGGATCTACAATAGTTTTTCGCATCTCGACAAGTTTCTGTCGATCAAATACCGGATTTTTGGCTAGGGGCGCTGGTCGTCCATAAATACGGGATTCGATCTCGAACTCGTCCATCGCCCGTCTTGCCGCATCGATTTGCTCTTTGGCAATAATGTTTGCTTCATATTGGTCAATACAGTGCAAGCTTACTAGCGGCGGCGATGTTTCCGGTTTTTCAATGTCAACAAAATTTAACTTTGGGTCCCCCTCTACGACAGATGTTAAAAGTCTATGTTCCCACGCTTCAAGCCCATGAAGGGGGGTACCCGTTTGGATAAAAGAGCTGTGCTGAACACGCACAAGACGCTGTATACTCTCCGAGAAAAAGCTTTCATCAATATGTTCATCGAAATGACCCAACCGAAACTGTGCACCTTGGACAACTTCCCAGCCACCCTCGTCCGAATACAGTGTAATTGTAGACTTTTCGTGTTTACACCTATGGCCAATCCCCTCCTCTGCACAGTTCGGACAGGCGATAAAAATTGTCTTAGTTCGTTGGTTATAGGAATAAAACCATTTACCACCTTCAGGAAACATGGGGGAAAGGGGGTTATCTACCTCACCTTGTAAAAGTTTTCTTTCAAACGTATTCGGCAAATATTGTGAAAAAGTTGTTCCAATAATAAAACTGGAATTGGGGGGCTTTGGAAAGTAACGCCAACGATGTTGCCCGGTCGTAACAAAGTAATGCTCGGCATACCCCGATTGAGTTTTACTTGTGCCATTACCAGCACGGAAATAACGCATAAAAGCGGGGGATTTGTGAAAAGCTAATGAGGCTCGGTTTCGTGGCTCATAGAGAATCATCGGATCAGCCACGACCATATCCGAAAACTCACCCTGCAAACGCCGCCACTCTTCTGCCCAGTCAAGGAGCCATTCCGTATTATTTACTTTTTCTTTGGGCCATTCTCGAATAACATCCGAGACCAATGAGGCATACTGTAAGAAATTTTTGGTGTTTATGGTATCCGGCTCAATGCCAGCGCTGCGGAGTATAACACGACTCTTTTCAATAGCTTCTAAAGAGTTCATTTTTTTAGTTGTTCAAACTCTTTAAGTAATTCTTGTCGTATAAGCTGATATTGGGCATCAAGGACTTTTCCAAGGTCTTCGGAGCTAGATTTCCTAACAAGATCTAAAAAAATAAAAAACTGAACCTCGGCTACGTAACCCCCCGCTGGGTTATTTTTCCACTTTGCTGTTTCTGGATATAAAACTCTCATAATTTTGGTGGGTTCCCATCATTTTCTAAAAAATCTGCCTCGGCATGTCTGCCAAGAGCCCTTAATTTGGCGATCTTGTTCTTTTTTACAATCCCTGTAAGCTTTAGCCTAGGCGCTGAGTCTTTTGCCCCAAAGGGCCTACCCGCCTTTTTCTGCGGCTTTACAGACTGCACGGTTGGGGGCGGTTTATAAACAGTATCTTGTGACTCTACCTGTGGTATTTTGTCCACAAAAAGGGGTTTTCCACCGTATTTTGGGTTTTGGAAGTCTAAAAGCATCTTAAGAGTATCCTTTTTGGACATTTCTTGTTTCTTTTCTTGTGGTTTCTCTTTCTCTTCGCCTTTTAACAGACCATAAATCTTAGCTTCTAGCTCTAGTTCCCTCAAATTTACACTATCAATGGAACCCAGGCGTATTCCCTCTAGGGTGGCTTTTACGGCGTCCGCGCCGCTCATTGTCCTTACATCATGTATTTCCCATCCGCGTTGTTCTAATGTCAATTTTAGGTCATCTGCTGGTGTTTTATTTACAGGTAGGCGCTTCGGTCTAGCATGTTCTGGGACGGGCGGTAAGTTTTCTAAATCAAGCATGGTTAATTTTCAATTCCATTTTTGTTATTCCTAACATTTTACCGCAACGCTGCATTAAACGAAAGGCCTTAAATGCCTGGTGGGGAGTAATGTACTCGTGAATAAAAAAGTTTTCGTTATCTTGATACGCTATAGGTATATACCTAGATCTTATTTTTAATAATAGTTTATTATTAAGATTTTGAAAATGATAACAAATGAGGTAATTCACAGCATAGTACCTCCCCGGTTTCGGGCGTCTCGGATGGTTAAGATACCGAGCGGGCCAACCAGTATGGGAGGGACCCCCCTCCCAGGGGGGAGGGCCCCCATACGGGGCCCGTCTCAGGTATCGGTAACACCGTCCTTCGACGGTACCATATTTCTCAAAAAATGTCAACAAAAATCGTACTGCCCTGATTTCATTAGACAAAATATGTGACCAAATGTGGGATAATGTAGTATATATTAATATATATTAATATATATAGAAATAGTTTATAATAAAAAGTATGAACCAAGACTCAACAGCCCCCAATACAGTAACTTTTTACACCGATACACAAAAAAATAACCAAAATTACCCAGAACGTGTACGTATCTCAAGGCTTCAAAATGGTGTTGGTTGGGAAGTCGAAACATATAACCTTGAGAGAGCATTAGAATTATGGCGGAAATTAGAAAACGAATTTGGCGAAAACGAGGGATGGGGTCAAAAGAAGAAATAGGAAAAGGGCTTACCAGATTACTTCGTACTGTTTTCTTAAAAAAGTCAAAAAACAAGCCTAGTTGGTGGCTTAGTTTTGTAAAGAACAAACAAGAGGGTGCTCACGACCCTTTCTTCGGCAAATACACTATCGAGGCCAGAATTGTGAAAAATGAGCAGGTTCTTCACATTTTTTGTGATTCTGTCTCTGATATAGAAAAAATAACAAAACAGGTTGGTTTTTAATTCCCCCGTTAGGGGGCGTTTACTGTACTTTTTTTCCGTTTTTAGCTATTTAGTTTATTCCAGATCTTGACTCCCTCACCAAAGTTTTCTTTTTTTTTATATATACCGTAAGAACATTTTGAGCAACTTATTTGCTTGCCGAATCCATAATCATTAAGTGTTGCTTCGTCTCCACAGATTTTACAAGCTTCTAAGGTATAGGTTTCTTCCGTTTCGGTTTGTTTTTTGTATACGTGTTTGTGTGTTATCATCTTTTCTTTTTAATAATAAAAATCTAAAAAATCAAGATCTTACACATGATATAGGAATCTTTTTTTGTTAGAATACTTCCCACCACCCCTTTCCGACACCTACCTATGGGGGGTAGCTAAAGGTACTTAATATCTTATTTTTTTAAGGTACTTAATATC